TGCAATCGTGTTGTATTTACACAGATATATTGCGATATATCTGTGTATGTATTACATGATTGTTTTAATAATTATTTCAATTTTATTATTTATATTTTATATAATTTTATATTCCAGTCGTAAGGAGAGTTACGTCTGATCTTCTTGAAAGCGAAGATTTAAAGCATGATTTCCTTTATAAAAGAAGGTAGAACCTATATTTATAAAGTATATAAACCTAAGGGTTGCGCCGAACAATGGGTTAAATAGCTACTTAAACAAACCGCGTAATGCACTCATGGAATTTACAAGGAAAAAATAGTTGGAGTCTATCTCTCCACGGATCTACTCGTTCCGAAACCCGAGTTCTTAGCACGGAAGTACGTTGTAAAGCCAACGATGAATTGAATACATCAAATGAAAGAGAATTGAGAAAAATTATTGAACACCTTAAAAACAAGGGAGAATTAGATAATATTGTATTCAAAAATATTAGTAATAAAAGTAAAACGAATAGATTTTTCTTAGATTATTCGAGGAAAATTTTATATTTTATGCCTCATGATCAGATAGCGAAATGGATGTTATCTAAATACACTAATTATAGTTTTAATAAAATAGAAAAGAGCGATTTTAATTTATATATAGTAACACCTAGCATTCAAACTCAGGGTGTATTTGATGCTATAGGAGATTTATTTTCGTGTGTGACCAATATGACACGATTTTTATATAAAGCAGCCCAAAATTATAAAAATCCTTATATGGTATCATGGATAATGGACGTGCTTACTCTTGTTATTGAGCTTAATGATCCTTTCTTTTGGAGACCGATAAGCATGTTTAAATTTTTAATACGCATATATTCAGCAATGATGCGATATACAGAATTTAAAAATAACACTTTAAGGACACAATCATTAACAGATTTAACAGATATAGATTCTATGATAATTATAATGTCTCTCTGGGGCTTACCAGATTCTATAGTAAAGGCTCTAAAACAATTGGCGCTAGTGACAAATAAGAAGCTGCTTGATTCACCAAATATTTTAATAGATTTGATACAAAAATTTTTAGAAATATTATATGATATTTTAATATGGTTAAAAACAAAATTAAATATTCCATTATTGTCCGAGTTTTTGGAAATATTACTTTATCCTTTACAATTCGTTAGCGGATTAAAACTGACAAAAGAGATGTCAGATATTACCATGACGTTTCAAAAAGATGCTCAAAGAATGTTTGATCCAGTATTTAGAGAAAAAATTATAGTTTTATATGGCAACATTAAAAGTAATGTTTATATTCAGTCTTTATTAGCAAACCCCGCGTATAAGATTTATGCAGTACAATTTTCAATACTAGAAAATATGTATAAAATTAGTATAAATTTCAACACTACCGCACGTGTAGAGCCAGTGGGAGTAATCTTTGAAGGCAAACCAGGATGTGGTAAGTCTACTATGATGAACAAATTCTGGGAATTTATGAATTCCAAAGGTAAAGATGTTTACAATCACTCATGTCCTCCAATTAATGATGGTAAAAATTACCACGATGATTATGTAGACCAATTTGGCTATAATATGGATGATTTAGGCGCAAGAGATAAATCTGAATTAAGACATCTTATTAATTTTATTTCATGCGTGAAATTTCCTTTAGATTGTGCTCAGGTTACCAACAAGAACACGAAGTTTTTCACTAGCAAATTACTAACTTGTACCATGAATCATTTTTCAGATATTACATCGTTCACTAAGGCAGATTGTATATCTGAACCTGAAGCTTTGTTTAGAAGAGTTCATGTGTTTGATTTTGATAATTTTCATTTTACTGATGGGAAAATAAAAGGAATTATTAAATATAAAAAATTTGATCATATAACACATCGATGGTATGATAAGTTTATAGGACCTAATAAAGAATGTCCATTTTCACCAAGTATCGAGGTTAAAGAATGGGGAGGGCAAAGAGAAATAAATCGAGTTGTAGCTTGGTTATATTCAGTGATAAATTATTTTTTAAGTACACAAGAAAAGATTTTTACCGTTAATACTTTAAGTGGTAATGATATTGAAGAGATAAATAATTATGTGTTAGATATGCAACCTCCGCAAGTTGACGAAGATGTATTTTTCGATGGAAGGTCTGATAATATGTGCCAAAGAGTTCAAGGTATTACTGATTGGACACAATTCTTATGGCAGATAGGATCATATTGTGGAACTGTTTTAGAAGAATTTTTATCGTATTGTTCAGTTTTTTATTCTAATATATTAAATAAGTTTACTACATCTTTTAATGATCTAAATGTGAGTGAATGTTTTATCAAGATTGGTATTAGTGTTTGTATGGGGTTGATATCCGCATATACTACTCAGAAACTTAAAGAGTTGATATTAGGAAAATCGGTATCTAATGATACACTTAGTGATATAAATTACAAAGCAATACGAGATAATTTGATCAATGATTGGAGAAGAGCTCACTCATCTTTACAGAGTAATAATACTCAATTGTCAACAGACAATGATACCCTTAATACCATATGCAAAAAAAATGAAATAAGCACACGAATTTCATCGATTAAAAACAAGATGAGAGTCCTTCAAATGATAAGCTCTGATGGATATCAAAACGTATCTCAAGTTGTAATATCTGGTCGTAGAGCTATAGTTCAAAGGCACTCTTTTACTACAGATACGGGATCTGTTAACATTTTTAAAAACTGGGAATGCTTATCTAATAATAATATGGAATGCAATTTAATTCCTTTTAAAGTAATTAAAAAATGGGATGAATTTGATTTAGCTGTGGTAGAATTTAAGATGCCTGTTCCATTATATAAAGACGCTACACATAGTTTGTTTTCGAACGATTTAGATGATGAACAATTGTTGAGAGCTAGAAAACTGTACTACGTGAATTGTGAATATATTGTTCCTTTAGACAATAATTTCACAGTAAATCAAGATGCATTTCAAGTTAGATCAGCT